ATTCATCTCGTTTTCAGGAACTTGTTCGTCAGGGTTTCAAAAAGATTTATGACGAGACAATTAAAGAACTCCATGCTGTCTCTCCTCTTAGAAGTAAACTCTACACAGAGGAAAACAGCACGAAGGCGTATGAGGAATATTACAGCGAAAACGGTCTGGGTGATTTGGCGAAGTTCAATGGTGTTTTGCAGTATGCCGAAAATTCCCCCGGTTACTACACGAAGATTGAACCGGCACTGTTTGCATTAGGCGTGGAAACCGAAAAGAAATTCTACATGAACAACCTGTATCCTGTGTTGAAAAGTCAGGCGAAAGCTCTGACCAATTCTTCGCACCGCACCAAAGAGAAATACGCAATCAAGGGTTATGCGAACATGAACTCCACCGCTTTCGATTTTATGACTTCGGAAGAAGGTGTTGCGATTGCTTCCAGTTCCCACACGACCAAAGCTCCCGGCGTTTCTACGACTACGGGTTTTGACAATTTGGGAACGACTGCGTTTTCTCCGACTGCGTTGGAAGCTACCCGTATCATAATGAGGGGTTTCAGAAACGGCATTGGCGAGCGTTGCAATGTATCTCCGAATATGTTGCTTGGCCCGACTACGCTTGAACAGAGATTCCTTGAAACCACACAGACAAAGGCCGGTCTGGATACAGCCTACCAGAATGTAAACACGCTTGCAGGGAAGTATTCCGTTCTGACCTCTGACTATTTCAATGACACATCCACTAAGAACTGGTTCTTGATTGACACGGCTCTGATGAAAGAATTTGCGAAATGGGTTGTGCGTGAGGAAGATCAGCTTGCTTCTACGGTGGATTTTGAAACATTCAATATGAAGAACTCCATAATCAATTACTTCGGTTATGGCTTCACCGGCTGGCAATTTGTGTATATGCACCAGGTGTCTTAAGGAGGTGTCACTATGGGAATGGTTAATTTTAAATATGGATTAGCAAGCCAAGGTGTCCCTCTTTACGGTTCAGGACAGGATATTAGCGGAAGCACTTATTTCGTTGATAACAATTCCGGTTCTGATTCCAACGATGGGGCGACTTGGGAAAGCGCATTTAAGACGCTGGCAAAAGCAGTCGCTATTAGCAATGCCGATATTGCAAGGGGTTCGGACAGATGGGCAAGACGCAACACCATTTATTATTGCGCCGATACGGAAACAGCCGACTTGGTTGCTTTCCCGAATAAGTGTGATGTTATTGGTGTTGGTTCGTATGACGCTAACACGAAACCGGGAATTACCGGACTTCATGCACCTGTTAATACAGGCAACTATGGAACCCGTTTTATCAATATTTGGTTCAAGGCTACCGCGAGTGCAAGCCCGATTATTACACTGGCTTCTACGACAAGCGGTTGTACTTTTATCGGATGTACGTTCGATGGTAGTGCCGGAACCGTTACGTCAGGCATATTGGCAACGGCAAGCCCGTTCCTTAAAGTCATTGACTGTGACTTCTTTGGGGCGTTTGCCACTTCCTATATTTCGTTTGGTGCGGGTGAAGCCGCAGGGACATACATTGCGAGAAACAGGATGGCTGGTAGTGCCGGTATCGGTATTATTGTCGCATCCAACACCACATCGCCTTATCCGAGTTACGTCAACGAAAATATCATTGTTATCACTGATGACAGTCTTTGTATTGATGATGATTCTGATAAATTCTACTATGTCAACAATCGTCTTATCAATCAGGGTACTGTTACCGCATGGGCGCATCATACAGCAGTAGCCGATGTTAACGCTGCTTTCGCCTGCGGTAATATCTGCGTTGGTAGTGCTGGAAATGAAGTGACATTGGGTACGACTGTTGGTTCTTAACAATTCAAAACCGGGGGTGGCGGTATATCCACCCAAATAAAAATTTGGCGTTAAAGGGAAACCTGCCCAAAGGAGAAAACAATGCAAACAGAGGAAAGAAAAGCGGAGATTAAAGCAAAGCGAGTAGAAGCAATGGCGAAAGCCAGAGAAGCCAGAAAAGCTAAAAAACTTTCAGAAGTGACAGAGGTTAAGGAAGAAAAGAAAGCCGTAGATATTCTCAATGAGAAATCAGACATCAAGTGGTTTGCGGAAGTGGATATTAATTCCAGAACAGGCAAGCCTTCTGCCGATTATCCTGGCTGGTATTTTGAACAGCGGATAGCGGAACAGGAAGACGAAATAAGAAGTTTGGAAAACGCCCTAGAGATGGACTTGTATAAAGGCCAGAAGAAAAAAGAGGCAGTCATTCGATTAAGCGCCATGAAGAAAAGGCACGATGAAATACTGGAATCCAAACCTAATTTAAGGGGCGCAGATAAAGACAGAATCGCCAAAGTAGCAAATGACTTGGGCGAAAGAATCAAGGCATCAATGCCGTGCTATTCGGATATGCAAAGAGGGGCAACCGGTTCCGTAGATATTGAACAGGAAGCACGACGAATGGTTCTGCCATGTATAGAAGTAAAATCAAAAGAAGAAGCTGACTTGTTCAAACAGCGTGGCATTAACATTGTCAACGGTAAGGTATCACGCAATCAGGCAATTACAGCATGGAAGATCATGTCTAAATCCATTGGTGCTGATACCTGCGATGCGGAGAGCTTACGAAATCCGAGGTAAGAAATGATTGGTGCAGAATACCTTTTCAGATTACATCAAGCATTAAATGAGTCAACTCCAAGTGGTACATGGGTTGATAAGAAAACGTCTTTTGATTATCTTTATGAAGCCGTTAAAGACTTCTGCAAGGAAACAAAAGCACTTCATTCTTCCCAAACTATTACCACGCTGGCGAGTACGACTTCATACGACTTAAACCCTGATTTTCTGGAAATTTATTCCACAAAAGGATTTAGGGACGAGGATAAAGTCATTAAGTTGTATGACGGTACGAATTACTACTGGCCGACATGGAAGCCATACGCAGAGACGTTCTATCACAACGACTCTACGGACGTTGCTATTCCGACTAATTTTTCGATTATAGACTCGACACCGGAAACCCGTCTTACCGGAACCGCAGGGGCAAGTTCGACTAATTCTGGAGGGGAATCTACTCTTACGATTTCAGATACAAGTTCATGTTACGCCGGTGACATGGTGATGAACACGACAAATAGTTATTTGGGAATCGTTCTTAATGTAGCCAGTTCTACCACCTTAACGACTGCTATGTTTGATGTTTCAGATAGGTCAAGTTCCTACGCTAACTGGACTTCGGGGGATGGTTATCTAATCCAACCACGGTCACGCTTTAAGCTGGTCTTAGACCCCCCTCCTTTGACGACCGGATATACGATAACCATACCCTATCTTCAACTTCCACCACCTGTTTACAGCGATTACGGTTCATACAGTTTTGCGGTGGGATATGAAGAAGCCCTGATCGCTTATGCAACGTGGAAATACAAATACAGAGACACTTCCAGGGGGAATAAGGAAGATAATCTTTTCAAGGTTTATGACGCAATGGTTCGCAAGGCAAAGAACAACTTTAACGTGATGACCGGAAGAAGGTCAATTCAGGTTTCATGGAAGGCGTAAATGGCTGTTAGAAGTGACCCTAGATATTTTAATTGGGCGTTAAACGGAAAATTCAGAAACGATATTGACCCTTTGATGATAGGGGTTGGTAACTTTTCCAAGTTGACCAATTTGAGATATGTTCAGGACGGCATAGAAGGAATTGCGGGAATGACCAAGATTAATGCCTCTGCTATGGACTATACTCAAATCGACAACGGATTCCACTTCAATAAAAGCCAACCGGCAGAAGAACATATTTTAGTTCAGACAACTTCCGGCACAAATTCAAGATTAGTCAAGTCTGATAACACCGCCGATATTCCCTCTGCTGATACCTTCACGGCTTACAAAACGCTGACCAATGCAAATAAAGTCATGTTTGCTGACGCTCCCGACTCCGCTATGATAGCGTTTGACGGAAACACAAACTATATTTGGGGCGGTGAAGAATCACGCTGTGCGAGGTTTATCAACTTTGCCGATGATGATTCATTTTGGTACGACTACACCGAACAGATTACCAATACCCTTCAAGACGCTAACAATATAGCGACAATCCACTCCCAAACAGGCGTAGCAGATAGCTACACTAAATTACTTCTGCACATGAACGGAACAGAAGGATCAACTACGTTTACGGATAGTTCACCTTCTACCCAAACAGTTACCGCAGGTGCAGACGCTCACATCACGACTACAAGCCCTGTCTTTGGTACTGGTTGCGGTATCTTTGACGGTACGGGTGATATTCTAACGGTCACAGATTCAGATGATTTTTTCACCGATACAAGCAATTTCACCATAGACACAAGGATTTATTTTAACGCTTCCGTAGCTAACGGACTGCATATAATTTGCGGTCAGTATGATGATGCTAACAACTATTGGTATTGGGGAGTCACGACTTCCACGACCGCAGGGGTTATTACAGCGACATTCGCTTTTTACGCCAAAATAGCGTCAGCGGTGGTGGCGAATTATACATGGGCGGATACGTTAGCCGTTTCGACATGGTATCATGTTGAGGTATGCCGAACCACGACAACCATGAGATTTTTCAGGAACGGCACTCAAAAAACAAAGACCGAAACAGTAGCCATAGGTGCTACGTCAATGATTAACTTCGATGCTAACTTTGTTATTGGTGGTCAGAATGGCGCTTCGTACTGGCATGGTAAAATGGACGAGTTTAGGTTTTCCAATGGAACAGCAAGACACAGTTCTACCTTTATTGTACCTTCTACGGCTTATTCCGGTGCAGGAGCTTTCTGCTATCTTGGATCAATACGTCCTTTAGACGGATTTAAAATTTATGTAAAAACAGCCAATGGTTCAGCTTCCGTTATGACCGTTCAGGAATGGAATGGAACGGATTGGAATACACTCACCGTTACGGATAATACGTCTAGTAGCGGGAAATCTCTTGCGGCTACAGGAACGGTTACGTTTTCTTCCACCGCTTCAACATCTAAAATAAAGGTCATTAAAGGTACGGCGGCTTACTGGTATAAAATCAACTGGTCTGCTTTAGCCTCTACGACTCAAATCTATTATGTCACGGTGTCTGCACCCATTCAGTCCATCAAGGATATTTGGGACGGCACATTAGCGAATTGCATGATGTTGACCAAGTATAAATCCGGTGATGACGAGTTCACTGATTATTCACCTAATATTACCGGAGAATATCCCTATGAGTCAACATTGGCTTATACCTACGCTGATCTTGAAGTAGAAACAGACGGTGCGATTTACGCAGGTTTCTTGAACCGTCAAATGGGTCTTAAATTTACTTTCCCTGATCCCACAAATGTCAACGAGGAAGCGGGAACCAATGCAAAGGTTTACTATTACAACGGTTCTGGTTTTGTAACAGTAGGTCCCATAGAAGATAACACTTCTACAAATGGAATTAGTATGTCAACGGGGGGAACGATAACGTGGCAACCACCGGAAATATACAACGAGTTCCCTTGTGACAAACTGTTTGGAGAAGGTTCTTCTACTAAAGAAATGTCCACGCCTACGCTGTACTGGTACAAGATTATGTTCGACAAAGCCGTTGACGCTGATACGCGGTGTACGGGAGTTATGGGTATTCCTGCTCCGGTTGAAATTCCGGCTCATAGATTCGGGATTACATGGCAGAACAGACTTTGGCTATTCAACGACCAGTCTAAAAACAAAAACTCAGGTTGGTGTTCAGGATACAATACGAATTGCGTATTTAATGGTTCTGACTCAGGAAAAGTACTATTTGGTAATTCAGAAGAAATCGTTTGCGCCGAAACAATCTTCTCAAGATATTCCGGTGGGATTTACGACTCTCTCGTAGTCTTTAAGAAAAACGCCATTTATATCTTAGACGGATTGAGCATTAAGGATTATAAAATATACACTGTGGCGAACTCTACCGGTTGTATTGCTCCTTTAACTTTGAAGAAGTGCGATATAGGGTATGAGATTGCACCCGGTGTATCTAAACATATCATGCTTTTCATGTCAGCAAGGGGAGTTGACTTGTTTGACGGAAATTCACCTCCCGTTCTTATCTCTAAGGATATTGGAGATTACTTTGACCCGAACAGTTCTAATTACATAAATCTTTCCGTTGTGGGTATCTTCCAAGCCTTCATAGACGAAAGGAAAATGGATTACCACCTTTTGATCGCTACGGGAACTTCTACGTCCTTAAATAAAGAACTGGTTTACGATATTACCCAAAAGAAATGGTTTGAAATCAGCAGAGGTACAGGGAAAGCCCTGAATTGCGGTTTCGCTTTAACTGACCCCTATGGCAATAAATTCATCTATGGCGGCACGACAGATGGTTACTTAGAAAGACTGGAATACGGTACTACCTTTGACGGTAATTCAATCGTTTACACCTTTAAGACCGGTGATGTGCCCTTGGCTGACTCACTGGCTTATTGGACAGAACTTCACAGGTTGAAGCTCATTGCCAAGTCCATGTCCACTTCTACCGCCAATGTAACCTTAAATCACTACGCAGACGGTTCCGATACAGCGACTACGATTGACACAACCGACCAAACCGATTCACACAGATACTATCAGTCTAAACATTCCGTATCTAAACAGGCTGTAACACACGCTATTGAATGTACCGTAACCACCACGAATGAGTCTTGCGGATTCAAGCCGTATCTTTTAACGGGTCAATATTCTGTAATGAGAGAGGATTTTTAACATGGCTGTATTAAGTTGGAATGAAATTCTTCAAAAAGATAAACAAACGCAGATGACAGGCGCACAAGGTCTTACGCCAGAACAGTTAGGTGCTTTGAGAAGTGCCGAGCTTACAGAAGGTGCTGTCAATGCCAGAAATATCTTCAACCAGAACGAAATTAACCGCAGGAACGCCGTTGCCGAAAAGAACGCCAGTGATATGTTGAGTGCTAACAAAAGAGCTCAAAATATGGAAGCGGTAATGAAATTAGGTATGATGGCTAAAGAATATTATCCTGAAATAAAAAATGCAGTAACCGGTGCTTATGATTATGTCACAGGAGCTAAAAGCGCAGTAACACCATATTCAACCGAAAGTATATCAAACTCTTTATCACAAGAAACAGGAACAGGGCGGGGAGTTAGCATATCTGGTAATTTAGGTGGTGGTGCTGCTGCTGTTTCTTCTGGTGCAGGAGTTGGTGCTGGTCTTGGTGGTTCAGGTGCAGGAGTTGGTGCTGGTCTTGGTGGTTCAGAAGCAGGAGTTGGTGCTGGTCTTGGTGCAGAGGCATCTGCCGCAGCAGGTAGTTCTACCGGAATGACTCTTGGTGGAGTTGCTGGTGGGGTGGCGACTGGCGTTGGATATGCTGCTGCTGGTTCTGCTGGAAGACAGGCATTAGGGTCTATATTTGCAAACCAGAGCAACAATGTTCTAAAAACACAAGGCGAATATATGTTGGCTGAGCCTACTTTTGAAGGTTTAAGCAATAGGGTTATGACCGATGTATTCGCAGGTGGTAAAGCATGGATTCGTGATGACCTTGAACCGTGGCTAGACCCCGTGGGTATTATTGTCTTGCTGAAAAATTAGTCCCGACAATCGAAAACAACACGATTATAAGAACTTTAGTCAAGAAACATCTAGTGGATAGACTCGTAGATTACGGCGAAATGAAACTAGGATTAAAAACAAACTGTATGCTTCGTTCTAAGATAGTTTCTAATCTGTTCTTAGGACTGATTAAGGTAGCCGGTATGTTGAAACATGAATACACAAGATTAAATGGCGAGGTATATTGATGAGTAACTTACTTGATGACTTATACCAGAAAGACACGCAAACCCGTATAGCAACAGGCGGGGCAAGGGGGATTGACCCTACAATAGTTGAAAAAGTCCGTGGGGCTGAACTGGCTGACATGGGACAGAAAGCCGCAGTTCAAGCTGGCATGGCAGAGAATATGCGACAGAACAGAGTCGAAGAAGGTCTGCAAAAAGACTACATGAAACAGGAAAAACTTGCACAGGGCTTAGAGGCCGCTTCATTTCTAGGAACTACCGTTTTGGGGTCAAGGGAAGGTGCTAAACCAGCAGTACCGGAACAAGGGCAATGGTTACAGGACAAGCCCCTCAACATAAAACCTGTTAGACTGATGGACAATATCTTTGACGTTAAGCTAGGTGGAATTGACCAGAACACCGGCAAGTGGCAATGGAACACGCAACTGTTCAATAATATTTGGGGGAGTTAATATGCAGAGAATAGCAATGACACCTTTAGCCGGTAT